TGAAAAACAACCGAGACGCAAAAAATAGTTTTTGTACTAAAATAGAACCACTACTTGTTTTCGGTCAAAGAAAGACAACTTCCCACCAACACGACTAGCAACGGCAACCATTCCAAACACAAAGCATAAAGATTTTTCATGTAAGCAGAAATGTAAGAGGTTCATTTTTACAAGATAAAAAACAGTTCTCGAAAAAGAAAAAAGTCTACCACGAAAAGAAAGTATAAAATATTTTTCCATAACACTAACGCAAAACAAAACGTAAATTCATACCCCTCGGAAAAACAATGTTTGCATTTTTGTTAAAATCGTGATATAATATTTATATTAAAGTTAATGAGATTGATATGACAATTCACTAATTATCATCCCCTCGTAATCTCGCTTATCATGAAATTACATTTCAATTGTTCTCGTCGCATAAGCGTAAGAGAACACCTTGTGATTTTTATGATTTAGCGAGAGAGACTACGATACAATGTGTCAATCATCATAACTAAGATGGAACTACGATGTTCCGAAAACCTAATAACCCCATTCGGGGTCTTTCCAATCATTCCTTAACTTAACTAAAGCTGTATCAAAAATTCAACAAACTTTTGCCAACTCAAAATTTTTTAAAGGGTTATTTGACTGTCTTAAATTAAATGGGTATAAGTACAAGTTTATGGAAATTATTCTAGACTCGTTATACACCCGCTGTGGGGTACTCTTTAGATTAGAGCACCCGCTGTGGCTTTTAGTCTGGTTGAACGATTCGTATATTACGAACCTCTGTTGTGAATGTGAAGTTTGGGTCTCTCAGAGTGATCGCCATTTGATTCTTCAATTGTGGTAGAACTCTAGGTTCATTTACTACTTCAAAGTAAGGTCCATGCTCTGTTATGATTTTCCTTAGCTTTTCGTTGTTTGGTAATACTTTAGCATATCTCATTATATTCCTCCCTTAGAACTTCTACTAATGCTTTTAAATCTGCTTTCGGAGACTTCTCTAGTCCTGTAAGTCTGTCATATTCCAGCCCCACCAACTCAGATAGTTCTACTACTAACTCCTTTTTTGTCACAGGACTCTCACCTGTCTTTGTTTTATAGACTGTTTTCTTGTAGACGCCTTCTCTACTTAGTTTACCTATGATAGATTTTACACTCTTGTCTAAATCCTCAGCTAACATATCTACTGTTGCTCTTTCGGGTTTCTCTTTGTATGCCTCTACCATATGGTCTACTTGTTCTTGCGTGTAGTTTGCACTCATACTAACTCTCCTAATTCATCTTTCTCTTGGTTATGTAGATTTCGTACTATAAGAATCAACTCTTCTCTAGTAATTAACCACTTTTTTATTACTAATGTGAAGTTATCTGCCTGTGTTAGACCTAATACTTCGTTTTTCTCATAATCATGCTCAATAGCAGTTATAAGTCCATTACTCATTGTTAGCATCCTTCTCTCCTTTGATAATCATCTATCACTTCTACTATAGGTTTCGCTATTTGCACTATAGATATTCTTTTATTACTTATTTTATGTACTGCTCCATTGTTATAGTAGATAAAATATCCCATACCATAACCTAAGTCGCCAATACCTCCCTTCGTGCAGTAGTGCTGAGATACTTCGTTTCCCCACGCCTCTGCAGCTAAGTATAGTCTTCGTTTTTCTACTATGTCTGTGTACTGACTCATGTTGTACTCCAGAAATTATCTGCTATCTCATCTAACACTTCGTTAGGATATATAACATCTCCACCAATCTTTACTTCCTCGTACCAATCAAAGTCATCTGCTTCTGTATCTATGTCAGGGAATCTTTCATTAAATTCCTGTACTAACTCATCTCCATCAGTTTCAATGTAGTCCCCTTCCCAAGCATACCAACCTTCATCTTGCTCCTCGCTAGAACCATAGTATTGTTTGCCCATGAAGTTTCTAAACTCATCCTCATAAGTCATACTAGCACTTACTTCAGTATCATACTTCTTTGCAAAGTATTCAATTAGATTTAGTACTAACTCATGTGGTTGTCTCCATGCACTGTACCCATTAATCATACAGTCTTGCATTTCATCAACATTACACCATTTAGCACCTATCTCATTACAATACCAGTCCCATGAGTTCTCTAAATCTCCATCTTTGTCAAAAGATTTAGGAATGTTATCCATAAATGGTTGATTTTCTATGTAATCATAGTCTTCGTACTCGTATGGATTGCCATCGTAGTCTACTCTTTTGCCTTTGACCTTTTTTATGTTCTCATTGAATTGGTCGTCTTCAATTCCTACTAATTCAATAGTAAAATATACATGATTTGCCATTATTTTAAATTCTCCTTTATAAAGTAAGCACTTATTAGAAGTCCTACTGTTGTTATTATTCCTATTATTGCGAACACATTCCAAATTACTTCCATTATATGTCCCCTTCCTTTCTCACTTCAGATCTTATTACTTCAAAACCGTTAGGATATCTACTTTCTAATTTTCTGATATTCTCGTCCATAACGTCATCAGGTGTAAAACCTAATGCTATACAGCCTTGAACCCAGTACCAAAGTACGTCACCTAATTCTCTTTTCATGTGGAAGACCTCATCTTCACTAAACTTGCTGTCTGCTTGAAATACTTTTTTCTTTACTACTTCAGCAAACTCTCCACTCTCTGCCATCATTCCGATAAGAGCAGTCATTAACCTTGCCATGTCGATTTCACACTCTACTATTTTTCCTTGAAACATTGAGTAGTTTCCCATGAGGTTGCCTAACCTAGCACACATTTTGCTAGTATCTTTACTTGTTTCAGATGTGCAAGAGTCTACAAACCTTGCATAATCGTTAATCTTACTCATTAGTGTACTACCTCCATATCTGGTAGTTCTACTACTAACTCTGTATCTCTAATTGTTGTTCCATTCTCCAAATCTATCATATAATAGCGTGGATTCTCAAATCTTGTATTACCATGCCACTCGTTAGCATATGCACTTGTGTCTGCTGGTTTGTAGATTCTTTTTATTTTACTGCCGTTTGCATTCATTCCTACGGCAAAATGTCTATAATTTCTCATTGTTCTTCCTTGTCTGTTAATTTTATTAATTCGTTTAATAACTGTGTATGTTCTTCTGTGAGCATTGCTATTTCTTCGTTTAGATACTCTAAGTGTTCTAACGCTTCTTTTAGCAATGATTCACAGTTTTCTATTTCGATATGTAGACTTGCTACTATATCTTTGTTTTGGATAGTTTTCCTACTTGGAAACTTAATTAGTTTTCCCACTATCTTCCTTGTCCCTTGTACTTCTTGAACGAACGCTTCTTGCTTTTGTTCATGTTAAGACTGATTCTGTTGTGGCTGTCGCCTTGTGAAGTCTTTTTCTTGTGTGACTTATGCACTGCTTTACCACCCCACTTCATGACTGCACCTCCACCCATTCGATTTTGATACCTCTGCGCTGCAGTTCGTTTATACACTTCTGTCTCACTTTAGGTTTCATGTTTGTTCCTTTTGAGTTGATGTACTCAAATAGTTCTTCTTTCTTCATGGTGTGCATGTAGAAGTGTTCCATTGGTAATTTGTTTGCTGGTACGCCTCTTATGTACTTTCTTGCACTTGCTTTGAATTTTGCTGGCATAATGTTCTCCTTTATTATATTGTTAAATTAGAGGAAGTCTTTTCATCTTCCAACACGCTTTCAGTGACGACCTCTACATTCTTTATCAGGAAAATGTAGTTCCCTTTTTTGTTTATAAGTATATTATACTCGCTTTATTCTATTTGTCAAGAACTATTTTAAAGTATTTACTATTTTTGTGATGAGGGAGAGTCTTCCTTCTGCTTTGACATTGTAGTCAATGCTGTGCCACTCTCCACAAGTAGTGTGTACTCTCTCCTTTAGCAGAGTCATTTGATCATACTTTGATAATGATACTGCGTCATTAGGAGAGAACTTCCACTTGGTTAGAGGAGATACCTGCCTGTTGCCGATACGCTTTGTTTGTTCGTCTTCGCTGATACTTAACCAAAGTTTGATGAAAGTCACATCTTGGTTGTCTTCCCACTCTAGTACTTTTTCCATAAAGGTTTCATACTGAGTGTCTGTACACCAACCATTTAACTTTTGAACCATTGCTCGGCTGTACCAGCTTCTGTCGAAGAATACAATTTGGTTATCGCTAGGCATTTTCTTTGTCCATGAGTCAAACCAGAACTCCATATCCCATACACTAGGCATTGCTGATAGTGAGATAGAATACTTACTTGTTGGCAAATAGTGTGTCAACTCACGAATAGTTCCAGTCTTTCCTGCAGTGTCTCGTCCTTCTAATATGACTGCTACTCTGCCGAAGTCTTTCTCTACGATTTTGTTTAGTTCGATTTGCTGTGTTTCTAATTTGGTCATTTCTTCTCCTTTTTATATACATATATTATACACGAGTTAACGAAAATTGTCAAGAAGTTTTTTAAGTTATGGTAAGAAATTTTGATGTGAATCATCTTGGGATAAAAAAATGGGACACCGAAGCGTCCCATCCAAAGTTTTTGTTGTTTAAAGTGGTCGTGTTGGAATTACTCACGAACCTGTCCACTGTGTAGCCAGAGGCGAAGGATATTACGAACTTCAATCTACGACTTTCGTCTATGGTATACTGCTCATTTCGCAACGCTTGTCTACTATGCACTGTTTTAAGTCCAAATGCTGTTGACTATAAGGTATCTACTATTCAGTAGTTGACAGAGCGACTGCCGTTCTCCTTACGCTTAGCTTTTATACTGTTCCAAGTCTGCAGTTCGTCATTATCATATCGTGTCATACTGCCCCTCGTCCCGCAGTATGAAGTGGTCGCCTCGTGCCATCATAGCGTTGCTACCTTACTCCTACTTGATACTATGCTCTCATGACTTGGTGGTAGGTTGCCCAAAGGGTTGCCTACTAGCACACTGAGTATCATGGTTTACTCCTTCGCTTCGACAGCTAAAGCTGAATCTCCGCAAGCGTGGTTTCCTCACTCTGGGGTTGATTGTTTGGTCATAATCCACCCTGTTCAATTACCTCTACATTAGTAAAGCCGAAGCTCGTAACGTCCATTAATGTAGTAAAACAAACCGATTTTATACTTTCGATAAAGTGCCGAAGTAATCGTGTCGTGTACTGCCTTATTGCCTTAATCTACTTTGAGCAAATGTCAAAGAGTATGGACTTATTGCAGTTGTCCTTTCCAACTCATTAACCGACCAGTTCATCGGGTATGTACTCGCTTCCTGCTGCGGAGGATATGTCTACATACGACTATCAAAAGCGGATATTATCTCGGTTAACGCAATCTATCAATATCTAACTAGCATACGGCAGTTTTTTACGTGACGCCTCACTTGGTAAGTAATCAGAGGATTATTTATTCGCTCTCCCTCCTCCGTAGAGTCTGGGGTCACTGCTAAATCATTAATTTTTTCCTGTGCCCGATTACTTTTATTCTATTTTGTTTCTGAATATATATTATACTAACTTTGAAACCATTTGTCAAGAAGAATTTTAAATCATTTTCCTTGACCCCTTTC